GTAGACCTGTTCCATAATGTGCTTTATTTCATATCTGCCCCGATATTCAGACCAAACATGAATGGTTAGTGTATGCTCCACCGCATCCACGGTTTTCGTTCCATCATTGATGGCGGTTTCTTCTCCAATATTGATATATGGCGCAGAAGTTCCTTCTGGAATATCATCATATACTGGTACGTCTGCAACGCTGGCACCAGTTATGGTTGCATCGTTTAGCTTTGCGTATATCGCCTTTTGTAGGTTCCATGAGTGTAACGCCATTTAAACGCCCCTTGACCGCAAACGTGCAAACATTCTTCTGATCTTTGGCTTGTTTTCTTCAAGTGCTGGTTGAAGATATGGCCTAGCGCCCATCTTGCTTGTGCCAAATTCTAAGAAGCCAGAGTAATCTGCACGGCTTTCAACAGAGCCGCCGAGCTTGTCAGCATCTAAAACCATAAAAATATTGTTTGCGAGAAATCCAGTATCAGAGTTTGGAGGATTACCAGCAACGGAGGCGGTGTGCTTACCATAGGTTCTGCCCTTGCTTTGGTGTTGCTGTATGCTTGTTTTTGCAGTGTTCATGGTATCTTGAACGCCAGATGCAATAATATTTTTTGCAATAGAGGCATATCTTGCCTCGACCTTAGCGTACCTTGGATTTCGCGTGACCCTAGTTTTTATTGAACTCATGAGGCCACCCCTTCATCACAATCAAGATCAAGATACTTGAAACGATTGTCTACATTCAAAACCCCATTAATCGTAAAGGTTCTTGTGGTCTGAACGCCGTTGCGGCGATATGTTTGAACCAAGCGATTGGCGGTTGTTAAATCTGTTCTGTATCGAACACGCACCGTGCTTCTAAGAACGTCCCTCAGCTTATCTGCAAAAACCGCCTCATTAGAAGATTGCGGAGTTATGCTTGCAAAAATGGTAGCCACCTTCGTCCAAGCGATGGACGATCCACCGCCCTGATCTGAGGTTCTTGTCGCGGCTTGTAGTTCAAGCCTATTTCGCATATTCCCGATGGACATTTAGCCGATCCCCGCCCTGACCATTCCCTTGTATGGTGTAGAACTAAATCGCATTATTTGATATGGCTGCAAAAGCTGGGTTAAGAGCTTAGGAGGCTGCGGAGGGGGGAACCTTTCAAAGTCTCCGCGATGCTCATACATGAAAGCGCAATACTGCATCATGGCGATCCTAATAGGCTCTGGGACGCTTTGAGTGGTTGTGCCATACCCAGCGGTAAAAGTTATCTTCAACGCGTTAGCAGCCCGTAATTCTGTCGGGTATGACCCGCCATCCCTAAGAATAACGCGGGCTGGCTCCCTGATCGTGTCAACATAATAATTCTTAGCGGGCCAAACGGTTTCTACATCTTGATCCGTTATGGTCAAAGCCCCGCCCATATTGCTATGATTTGAACAGTAATAGTAAAGAGCATCAGGCGCAGATGCATCAACAGTTATCTCAGTGTAAGCACCAGAACTTCCCGCCGTTCCGCTAGTCGTTACGCCAGTCGTATATTCAGAGCCGCCGCCGTGTGTTCCGTTGGCGGTTGTCGATAAGCGGAAGGGGTGAAAGCCATTACTGCTATCATCTTGTTTGAATTTATAAGTTGATCCACGCTTGAGGGTTAAAGTGGGCTGCGAAGCTCCGTCAATAAGGAAAACCCCGCCCGCTACAGTAACGGCATATTCTAAATCTTCCGCGTCACCATCATTATAATATTTAATATCTGAAACAGTAATTGCAGGAGCCAAGGCTAATTCGATGTGATTTTGATAATTCACAATATCGGGGCCAGTTTTCCAGCCTTCCCACAACGGCATATCAACAGCAACAAACCCGTCCATCCATTGCTGCATGGTGCGAGTTATTAGCGCCCGACCTGTGTAGTTTTCAGCCCACTCCCGCGCCGCAATGATAAGGCTCATTACAAGGGTTTCATCTACATCATCGTCGAGCCTCAAGCTGTCCCGCGTTTCGATAACGGTAAGCGGTTCTCTTGCGGGCTGCGTTTCTACGACTAATCCACTCATGATATATCATCCGTTATTGTTATCCTGATAAAATCAGAATTTGGGAATGTTTCAATTTTTCCATCAACAAATGTTATTTGAAACTCTGCCTCATAAGAGCCTATTGTATTCGTATCAGCTGCAACCCATTCATATCGAACTTGACCCGCATCTGCATTGTGAATGATTGCGGCGGCGCTTGTTTTTACTGTAGTTTGACCAACAGGCCGCATCTTAAACACTGCGCTTGCCGCCGTAAGATCTACCGCAGCATCATTGCCATCTTTAAGGGTTACAAGAATAATCGGTGCTGTATCGTTCTGCTTAATGTAAAAAGCCATTTACTGCGTCCATTAGTTTCTAGCCGCACTCTACACGAAAATAATGTATAAGTTAAGCAGCTTCGTTGATCTCATTGGCCTCAACAATTTCAACAGAATTTCTTGATTGAACCTCTAAGACTGTATTTCTACTTTCTTGCTCACTTGCATACCGCCCGATACCAACATCATAAATCAAGTCAGGGATAATCGGAGCGCCCGTTGTAATGTTGTTTGGCGTTAGATTATGCACTTGCCCAAAGGCCGTGCTTGGAACACTAGGAGCGCCCGTTGATATATTTGCAGTAGTAAATCCGTAAATAAAGTTTGGATCAATCTGAGGAACGCTAGGCGATCCTGTGGTTATTCCTTGCCCGCCTAGAATATGGATAAGATTTATAACCCCATTGTCAATCACGGGAGCGCCCGTTGTTATATCTGGCGTTGTAAAGATATGATCTTGTGTAATGGCTGCATCTGGAACGCTAGGAGCGCCCGTTGTGACGTCTGCGGTTGCAAGGATATGAACTTGCTCGATAAGCGGAGAGCCAACGTCAACGGGATCTGTCGCAAATCCTTGCGGTAAAATGACATGGTTCTGAGATATAGCCGCCGTTCCAAGCGTAGGATTGCCCGCATTGAAACCTTCCCCGACAAGAGCGTGCTTTTGATTTATTAATGCGGTTCCAAGTTCTGGACTTCCTGATGTTAGATCCGCGCCAAGCAACTGATGATCTTGAGCTATTGAAGCGGTTCCTAGAACGGGCGCACCAGTGTCAAGATTGGGCGCTGAAAAGGTTTCTTCCTCTGACATTGTGCAATTATCGACAACGGGCGCTCCCGTCGAAACATCTGCCGTTGCAAGAACGTGTGTTTGATTTATCGCTGTATTCGCAACAGTCGCCGCCCCCGCAGTTATGGCACTTGGGGTTATTACATGGTTTTGATTTATTGCAGCAGAACCAATGCTAGGCGCACCCGCATCAAATCCCGTTCCGCTCAAGATATGAACTTGAGTTATGCCTGCGGTTCCTACGTCTGGCGCACCCGCGTCTAAATCATTACCCGCTAAAGCATGATTTTGAGATATAGCTGTTGAAGAAACCGATGCGGCACCCGTGCTTATGGCTTGAGGTGCAATAACATGATCTTGATTTATGGTTGTATTTCCAACCGTAGGCACACCCGTTGTAACATTACCAGTTAAAAGAGGCACTTTAGGTGTAAGGGCTGGCTGGCCTATAGAAACCGCGCCAGTTGTTATGGCGGTTGCGTTAAAAATATGCTCTTGAACAAGTGTAATATGAGGAACAATCGGCGCACCAGTAAAGAGATTTGGCGTGTCAAAAGTTTCGTCCTCTGCCATGTTCGCGGTTGGAACATCAGGAGCGCCCGCCGTTATATCTTGCGGCTCAAGGATTTGGTTTCCAGCGATTAAAGCCGCACCAAGAACGGGCGCACCCGTTGTAATACCATCAGCACCTAGAACATGATTTTGAGAAATAGCCGTTGTCGCAACGCTAGGCGAGGCGGTTGTAATTTCTTGACCGCTCAAAACATACAAATGCGTATCTGCGGAAAATGGATGTGTACTAAATGGATTTAAAGCGTTCATGGCAAACCTCTATTTCCCGCACCATATCAAATTTATATGTTTACGTCACCCTGATACCGACTTGTCCACATCGTCAAAGAATATTTAACACCAGACTTTAACGGATTGACCTTATGCCCATGCGTAACTGAGCTTGGAAATAAAATGCAATGGCCCAAGGGAACATTGATATTTGAAAAATCCTGATGTGGGAATACTAATTCCGCACCCTCATAATCTTCGTTAAGCTTTACACTTCCAGTAACCAAAGACGCATCGGTGTGAAATCCAAGGCTAGTCTGTGTGTCCATCGCATAACGCATAGCGAAAGCATCTCTTAAACCTATATGCTCCATTGGGGTCCATTTGCTTTCTGCAATCTTTCCTAGATGGTCTTTCCATCCCGCCTCAAGCTCTCTCCATATTCCAAGCTTGTCGGCCCTAATCTCTTGCGCGGGGAACTTATCGCCCGCCATTTGACCCCATCCACCCACTGCCTCAGATTTGGCAATGATTTCTCTGCATTGCGCCTCTGACATAAATGGAACGACAAGAATATCTTTTGCGACCTCATCATAACCCAAAGAATTTACTGGAGGGCTTTCAATAGCGTTTTGGATATAACCAAACTTATCCGCTAACGAATTGAACCTAGCCTTTGCATCATCGCCACCATTCCCATGATATATGCAGGGGCAACACATCCCGTTAGATATTTGCTTGCCGTCATAGCTTACCTCATCATCGCACTGAAAAATATAGCCCTCATGGTCAAGCTTTACGTTTAAGCCATTAGCTCCAAGAAACCGCTTCTGCATCCACAGTTGATCGTCTTGTCCATTGGCTACGACCTCGCTAAAGAAGTGATTGAGCCGCGCTACCTTGCCCATATACACACCACTGTTGAGATATTTGTAAGGCGTTGGCGTCATGGGGAACTGCGGCGCTATTGTAGGCTCAGGCCAGCAAGATTTTTCCGCTGCAAATAAAATATCGCAATCAAAGCCATCAAAGCGTTCTTTGATCGAATGAATGTTATCTGTAAATAAAACGTCATACCCATCAACGAAAAGAACAAGATCCTCATCGGGCAGTGATTGGATATGACTGCGAACAAGGTTGATCTTGTGACCGCCGCCTTGCCCTTCCATTGTGCCGCCATCCCATTCGACGCCCTGTCCTAAATTTAAATACGTTATGCCGTAGCGCTTGGCTGATTGCTCAAGACCCCACATTTTGTTTTCATCGGTTCCAACAGTAATAATATGAGTTTTCATTGATCCACCTTCAATTTCACTTGGCCTTATTGACCGTGGTATTTGTTTAACAAGTTCTGGCTTGTAAAAATAGTTAAAAGAATTTTTTAACTTTAAAGGCAACCATTCATCCGCTGGAATAACCGCATTGGAAAAGCCTTTTATAAGTTCTAATGCGGTTTTTGCGGTTATGGCGTAAGCGTGAGCGTTGTACCAATAGCCAAGGCTGTTTTCCCTATGGCCCAGCCAAACGCTGTCATGCGACTTCAAAAGCCCTTCAATCTCCGCAACATCAAAGGAAGAAAAAACCGCATCTTCTTCAAGAACAATCCCCGCAACTCCAGAAGCGGCAATCTTTTGCCACACGCGAAAATGGCTCACTGAGCAACCAAACTCCGTTTTAAGCAACCCTCGCCCCATAAGTGGGTCAACCCACTCTATATCGGGCTCACAACCGCTCTCTGATATTATTTGCGCCCAATCCTTGCCCCTCGCGTCAAAAGCATCGCCGTGCAGGGAAATTTGATAGACTATTGCCACCTTGGGCCTTCAAACCATGCGACGAGGCTTTTCCTTGTGCCGCTTGTAATAGGCAAAACCCTATGCTGCAAATAGCTTGGGAAAACTAGGACTGTTCCCTTGAGGCGAGATGAAGCGTCTGGCGTTTGGCATTCCGCAAACTCGAACCCCCCGCCCTCATATTCGCTTGGGTCTGAAAGCTGAACCGTAACGCTTAATTTCCTATCCCTAAAATCGTCGCCATCCCAGTTTACATCTATATGCCAATCGTAATGACCGCCCTTGTTGGCGTGATATTCTGTAAATTGAATGTCGCAAATATTTTCTACTTGGCAATGAAAGGCGCTTTCATTTGCCGCCTTTACATATTTCCAAATAATATCTTGAACCGCTATGTTGCCGCTTAACCAAGCAACATCGCTTGACCTTACGCTTGTATCCGCGTTGTTAAAGGTTGTCGCCGCTTGTGTATTGAGCTTAGAGGCTTCCGTAAAGATCGTTGAAAGGTCTGTAGCGGATAACCCGCCAGACCACATTTGCCAATTCTGTCGCACTTAATACCCTCCCAAGTATAAATCTATTCTGGCTTGCTAGGCCAAATTACATTGTGCGGAAAACCTGATTGCTCTGTAAGGTCTAATAAATCCCTGCGATACTGCGCCCATTCAGCTTTTTTTTCTTCTGAAAGATCTTGCCATTTTAATGGAGTGTTGGTGGTAGCATCAACATGACTAAATAACAAATGATCCCTTAGCAGCCTAACTTCATTTGAATAATAATCATAAGAAGCTTGAGCGTCAGGCTCTACCCAACCGCCATTTTCATAAGTGTGTATAGGGGTGGGCTGAGGCTCTACCTCTATAGTATCCTCTGGGTATGCGTCAGTAATATCAGGCCCAAGATCATCAGTAAGAGTAACCCAATACTGCCCTTTAGAATGACTGTAAAAATGTCTCATTATTTTAAAGCCCTTACGACTGATACGGCGGCATAAACGGTTTTGAAGTATTGATTATTGGGGATAATACAATGATATGTTGGGTAATCAACCCCAGGCACTCCATAGTCTCCCCCCGCATAAGAAGCAGAGCTTGTTCCTACATAACAATTACCAATTCCAGCTAATTGCATAACTTCGCCAGTAGTATTTTGATATTGAACATTGTTAGATAGGCCATAGGCTTGCCAAGTATTTGACGCTGCCGCTGGCGCTCCTTTTTGACCTTTCGCGCCCGTTGGTCCTGAGCCTCCTGTCGGCCCAGTGCCTCCTGTTGGGCCAGTCGGGCCTGTAGAACCACTCTGCCCTTTCTGCCCCTTCTGCCCCTTCTGGCCTTTCGCTCCTGTTGGTCCAGTTCCACCTGTCGGACCTGTCGAACCAGTAGAACCAGTTTGCCCTTTCTGCCCCTTCTGCCCCTTGGCCCCAGTAGGGCCAGTGCCGCCAGTACCTCCTGTGCTGCCTGTCTGTCCCTTTTGCCCCTTAGCGCCCGTTGGTCCTGTTCCCCCAGTTGAACCCGTGCTTCCTGTCTGACCCTTTTGCCCCTTAGCACCAGTCGGGCCTGTGCCTCCTGTCGGCCCCGCGCCTCCAACCTCGCCTTTTTGTCCTTTAGCCCCCGTTGGCCCTGTTGGACCTGTTGACCCAGTGCTTCCCGTTTGCCCTTTTTGACCTTTTTGGCCCTGCGATCCTGTGTTGCCAACCTCGCCTTTTTGACCCTTAGCGCCAGTGCTTCCTGTACCACCAGTCGAACCTGTCGGCCCCGTTGGCCCTGTGGCTCCAACTTCACCCTTCTGGCCTTTTTGCCCGTTTGGTCCTGTTGGCCCCGTGCCGCCTGTCGGGCCAGTATTTCCTACCTCGCCCTTCTGACCTTTAGCGCCAGTGGAACCATTTGAGCCTGATGGGCCTGTGGCTCCGATTTCGCCCTTTTGCCCCTTAGATCCCGTCGATCCAGTAGGGCCAGTGCCACCCGTAGGGCCAGTATTGCCGATTTCGCCTTTCTGCCCTTTCGCGCCAGTCGAACCTGTTGGGCCAGTGCCGCCTGTCGCGCCAACCTCACCCTTCTGGCCCTTGGCTCCGTCAGAACCAGTTACGCCGACTTCACCTTTTTGACCCTTAGAACCCTGCGGTCCTGTCGGCCCCGTTGGTCCTGTCGGCCCTTGAAGCGCAACATTCGCAACGGTTTGCTTTTCCCATGCGCTCGCGCTTACATCATAAATTGGTATAAGATCATCAGAAGCCGCGTCAGTGCCAGTAGAGAAGCCTGTAAGAGCGGTTCCTACATTTGTGCCATCCGTTACGTCTGCGCTTGCCTCTACTGTGTCTAGCTTCGTGCCATCCGCTGCAACATCACGACCATCAACGGTTCCAGATACAGCAATAGAACCTGAAATAGAAACCCCAGTGCTTGTTGTCGCAAACTTCCCTGCACCATTATAATATAGATCAACAGCCCCCCCATCGGCAGCTAATAAATAATTGCTGCCATTTGGGTTCATTAGCTTTACAAAAGTAGAGCCTTGAATTTGAAGGTTTCCAGTTCCTTCATCACTTATAACAGACTTGCTGCCATCGTGATAAATTTGAAGATCAGAGCTATTTCCGATCAACAACTTAACATTATCTGGTACTCTAAAATTACCATCACTGCCCGCAATGAAGGCTTTGGAGGCGGGCTCTGAAACAAAGATATTCTTTGATCCCGCCCCCCAATTTACAGCGCTTCCAGAGTTAGAGGACGCTATGATAGTTGTTCGCGCTAGTGTCGGTCCAGTTGTTGAATAGGTTCCGATCCCAATTTCAAAATCGCTATCGTCCGTGCAGACGTAATAGGTTGTGTTTCCATTCCCTATAGCTGCAAAGGTTTGAAAACCATTGACCGCCCCCGCAAGCGCATAATCGCTTGTGCTGGTTGTGGTTGTGGTTTCCTTGACGCGATCCGCAAATACTAAAGCCATAGCAGCCCCCTAATTGAAATTACTTATGCAGGGTCTGGGATACCTATATCGAAAGTCGCAAGGGTAAATGTGTTGCCAGATGTCACCGCCTGAGAAGCCGTAAGAGCGCCCGTAGCAAGCAAACGACTATTGTTGGTATCCACAAGCGCATAATGCGTTGCTGTACCTGTGCCTGTTACTGAGCCGTCTGTAATAGACGCTACTGCAACTTTACGCCCGCCGCCGCTTCGATCCGCGGGTGCGCCGATTGAAAGGCTCGTTGAATTTCCCAAAGCATAAGTTGAATTTGCTTCTGCGTAAGTTGACGCTTCCTGAGAGGTTACAAGAACTTTATTTGCTTCCGTGTCTAAAGTCGTAAGGCCATTATCAAAGACCCTGTTGTTTAAAGTAGCCATATCATAAGTCTCCTTTTTGGCGATACTGGGAACGTATCATAGTTTAGGTTTTACATCAATCAGGCTTTGAGGGCCAAGAAATGCTAGTAGGAAATCCTGATTGTTGAGGCACATTCAAAAGATCAGTGCGATATTGCGTCCATTCCGCTTGCTTCTCAAAAGGCAATTCTGCCCACCTAAGATTGTTTGAAGCAATGGGATCAACCTCAGAAAAAAGCTTACTGTCTCTTTCTATCCTTGCACGACTTGAAAGAACATTTAACTTCCTGTCTGCATTTTCTACCCATGAACCATCAATATAATCAAAATATTCTTCTGGCCTTTCATCTACCTCAATAGCACCCTCTGGCCTTGGATGCTCCTCAAGAAATTTTTTGCTTGGTTCTGATATTTCTACAAAATAAGAGCTATCGCTTGGAACAAAAAAAGATTTCATTTCATTACCTCAATTCACCCCATACATTATTTGACGATCCAGTAAGATAATACCATCCTCCTACTGGAACTATTACGCTAGTAAATGCTGCATAAAACCCACTCGCACCACTTCCCCCAATAGATATAGACCCAGTAGTTCCGCTTGGAGTGCTCGACTGACTATTCCAAACATAAGCAACGCCCGCACCCCCATTAGCGCCACCAAAATTAACCATGATAGGTTGATCCGTTGTATTTCTGTAGTGGACATTATTTGATCTACTGCCTACGAAATTTGTCCAAGTTTGCCCAACTCCAATAGGCTCATATGGGCTTAGGTAAACTTGCTCAAGGCTTGATGTTTGGATTTGATAATTAGCCTCGCCATTACCCCCGTCACCACCAAATTTGCTAAATCTTGCGCTGGCTCCACCCGCTCCACCTGAACCAATAGTAATTGTAAGATAAACTTCTGTGTAGCCAGTAAGATCCACAAAGTCAGATGCGTGAACGCCAGCGCTACCCCCAGCGCCACCAACCGTTGAGCTTGTAAATGTAGATGGCTGTCTGCCTCCCGCGCCACCGCCGCCCGATCCTTTTGACCCATCGTAACCATCGCCAAAACTAGCATTTGCCGCCGCGCCGCCTACAGCGAAAGCGCTATTTTCCCCCGCACTTCCGTACCAC